AGTTACTGGTTGAGCGGGTGAAGTCTCTGCCGCGCGGCCAACGCCGACTGTCCTGTCGGCGGGGATCGAAACGACCGATACCTCCATTGGCGACCACGAAGACACACGGTAGCTATCCGATCCTTCGCGATCCATTTTGTTGACTGCATAGCCAACAGAGATGTTGGAACGGATGCCGTCCGCAACATCATCGAAGACCTCTTTGGCCAGCCCGTTCTTTCCGAAACGAACTGTCGCCCGCAACCTGCGGGTGGAACCATCAAGGTCTACGTTCTCAACCACGCCAATCTGCTGGCGTGGGTCATGATCAAGCAGCAAAGGCATCCGCCCAGAACGGGCAAAATCAAGGTCGATGCTGGCCTCGCTGTGATCCAGAATTTCTGCTCCGAACGAGCGTTCAACTGGCTCTTCGCTGCTAACAGCGATCCGAACCGTGCGCTTGTCCATATCAATGATGTCCGCGCTGCCGTCCATTGCGCGCGTCTTCATGTCTTCCCGGCTGAATCGATCCTCGTCCTTGTAGCCGCGCTTCGCGACCTTCCGCAGGGTGCTGAAGCGGTGGCCGACCATTCGGCCCGAAGCCTCATAGCCATCCTCGCCTTCACGGTACACCTCAATCAACGCAGCAGGATCTTCCGCATCGCCGTTGATCGTAAAGTCACTGTCAGGCACATCGATCTGACCGTCACGCTCAATGCGTTCAATTTGGCCATACGCCTCGCCGCCGGAACTGTTCCACTCAACGTAGTCGCCCACGCTCAGTTCATCCGGCTCTGCACGCTGTTCAGACATCTCAGCCCCCTCGGTTGCTTCGGGCAACATATCATCTTTCTCATCGGTTTGCACTGCGCGATCCTTTTCTAGCTTTTGCACGATCTGGCGGCTGAACGAAAAACCAGAATTACCGCCCCACAAATCCCATGCAATCCGCCAGGCGGTCGGCCCGCCATCTGCTTCCTTCGCGGAATAATGCTTTGCCTTGTTGTTTTCGTGGCGACTGAAGAAACTGAACATCCGCTTGACGGTTTCTTCGGACAAGTCCTTGCCATTCACGATGTCGCGTGCGCGGGCAACGCCGACAGCCGTGCCGCCACGTCCATACTCACGACGCCACTCAAGTGCGCGGCGTGCGGCGTCCTTCATCCCACTATTCGGGCTGTACGTCATCTGCGCCTCCTGCGTCAGCGGGAACAGGCAACTTGTCACCAAACGGCTCATAGGCCATCGTCAGGCCGTACTGTGCAGCGCTATCCTTGTCTCGCTGAATCTGCGCAAAGGTTTCGTCTGCATCACGACCATAGTTGGCAGCAATGTCGCTGTGGCTCAAGATGCCGTTCTGCAGCCCGACAACCGCCGCGCTGATCTCCTTCATCGGATCAACCCACTGGAAGCCGCGTGGGCGGAACATGAAGGTGCGTGAAAACTTCTCGTACTTGCCAGCCCCGGTGATCGGCGTCAGGGCGTTGTCGATCACATGCTCCAGCCACATCCGATATAGCGGGTCCAAGAAATGATCTACCATGAAGGTCTGCAGTGTGCGGTAGAAATCCCGCTCTTCCAGCGCCCCCTGCCGAATGGAGGAATAGCTGGTGCCTTCCAGGTCGTTCGCCAGCGACGTGTAGCTGACGCCCAGACCGCCAGCGATGCCGCGCAGCACGCTCTTCTCGAAGTCAGCAAAGGCCGACGTTGGGTGGGACGGGTCGAACGGGGTGAAGTCAACGCCAGCCGGAAGCTGGTGGAACGTACCTGCCTCGGCATCGTAGATCGGCGATCCCGTGCCATTCTCGCCCTCATAGCCATCAGCCATGAAGTCATCACCAGCCGGGCTGGTGAAGAAACCCATCTTGGACGCAGCCGTGCGGGCCGCAACAAGTTCCGCCTCACGATAGCCGTGCAGCATCTTTAGCGCAGAGATCGCAGCGGTTGACCACGGGACGCCGCGCGTCTGTCCTGCCCGCTCCTGCCGGTAGATGTGCATGATCTCAGATGCAGGCACGCGCGCTCGCTTGGTGCCTTTGGCCAAGGTCGTGTAGTCGTAATCGCCAGGATGGTTCAGCAGAATGTGGTAGGCTACAGGGCGACGGTATTCGTCTAGTTCAACGCCCATGCGGACATCATTGCCATTGCGATACCGCTCGTTCATCTCCTCATCAACCCGATCAGGCTCAATGATCTGAATCGCGATCTGATGGCGGAATGCACGGCCCTTCACGATCCGCAGAAACACCTCGCCATCGCGCGCCATGCCGGTGATGACGTGGTTTTCTAGGTCAATCAGGCTCATTTTGCCGTCAACGGTCGGCCCGCCAAGGCGGCTGAATTGCGCCCAAGCTGCTTCAATCATTTGACTGCCAGCAGCATCTGGCGTGTTGTCTGGGTTTATCGCACGCACCTGAAGTCTGAAGCCGTTGTTGCCAACCACATTTGTGCGCAGAAGCTGCAAATAGCGGCGGAAATATTCGTTGTTGCGCTCCAGATCGCGCGACCTGTTGCGCAGTTCATTCAGCGCCCAGCGGATCTCGCTGTCGGCACTGCGATTGCTGCCTATGAAATCAGCGAAAAGCCGCCCTTTGGCGGCAGCGGCATAGTTCCGTCTCTGGATGCCCTTGGGCTTCGCGGGCTTTTTGAAGATGTCCAGAAGACCCATTACTGGAACCTCACCTTAATCGTGGAGCCGTTTGCCTTGCCGCGCTTCACTTTTTCGCGGTTTTCATGATTGACCACCTCGGCGCGATACCGATCACGCGCGGCAAGCAGTTCATCAAACGACATCTTTGTTAGCGAGCGACCCGCAATGCTATAGCTGCTGACATCACTGTCAGCCTTGCCCTGAAGGATCGATTCAATCTTATCAACCATGATCTCCGCATGAATGCGAGGATCGGCCTGGTTGTCGTCCATGTCAGGGATGGCTTCAAAATCGCCGATATCAACGACAATCCGATTCCCTGATGACGTTTGCGTAACTTCAAGTTGCCAATGATACTTTCCCGGCACAAAATCGGCAGATGTAACGCTCTCCACCGTGAACAGATAGTAGTCTTCGCCGCTTGGCTCTGTACCGGCTATTTTGATTTCATTGGCACCGCCACCAGTAATCCGAGCCACATATTCCGCAGAGTGCGCGCTGGGCGGATAATCGACCGCAATGTCCGACCGCTTCCATTGAAGAAAGTCGCCGACAACAATCTCAAGCGGCTCACCTTCCGGCGCGTTCGCTGCGTCAAACAGATTGGCCATTATTTGTATCCATGCACAAAACTGCTTCTACGGGGAACGGTCGGACGGCGAGAAACGGACTTCTCCGCGTCCGACAATACCACATTTTGCGCCCTTCTGTAAACAACTTCAAGGTTTAGGTTCAAGATAGCCAATGCAGCAGTGGCATAGACGCGGCAATCAAGCGCTTCGTTGCGTGTCCTAATCTTCACCCATTCGCGCTTCGGCCTGCCCTTGAAATACTTGGTGACCTTCTTTTCAGCGGTCAACATCCGGTAGTATTCTTCGTGCCGCCCGACCGGAAAATGGCAATACCCCTCACCCTCTTCTACGATCTTCAGCCTAGAATAGATCAGTTCTTTTGCCGTATCGGTGCCAACCGGAAACAGATTGATCTTGCCGATGTTGTTCTTCGTCGGCCTGCCTGCAATCGGCTTGCCCTCACCGCCGACACCCTTGATCGCGAACACCTTCCGACCGGCGCGGGCTCGGCAATAGTTGTAGACCTGCTGCGTATAATGGCCACCGGAGTCAACACAAGCCGATCTGATGACCATTTCGCCGTGCGTCGGATGCACAAACTTTTGCTGGAGCGTCTGGTCTAGCTGCATCCACAGATCGGCAGTGGATGGGTCGCCATAAATGGTCTGATAGTCAATCGACCAGCTTTCTTCGCCTCGGCCCCAGCCTACGATCTCCAGTTCCAGACGATCATCCTGCACGTCAATACCAGCCGTCAGCAGCAACACGTCATCAGGCAGTTCTCCACCCCAGTCCTCGGCCCGCTGCATTAGGTCATGATCGTCAACCTGTTCGCCCTGATCCTCCCAAGTCTCGCCCAAGAACGTGTTCACCCACGTCTTCAGCCGCATCGGGTCGCGCTTCGACGCCAGGAAGTCGCGCACGCTGTCCTCTAGTGGCGTCCAAGGTGAATACAGGCCGCTCAAGTGGAAACCAGCCGTCTTGCCGTCGCCTTCGGACGTGGCCTTCCACTTGCCGTACCTAATCGCCCGGTATCGCTTCGCATCTGACCAGCAAGATCCGCAATGCTCGCACACATAAGTGGCCGTGGCTGGTTTATCTTGTTCCCACTGAACATTTGCCCAGCGCAGCACCTGTTCCTCTTCGCAATCAGGGCAGGAAACAAAATACTTGCGCTGGTCGCTTTCTGCGTAAGACTGCTCAATCCGGCTGTTGTTGCGCTCAGTCGGCGTGCTGACAAGGATCAACTTCCTGTTCCAGAATGTGCTGGATCGCTTCTTAGCCAGCGACACAGGATCGCCCTCGGTGCCTGCTGAAGGTGGATAACGGTCCACCTCATCGCACAAAATCATCCGACAAGGCCGAGATGCCAGAGAAGATGGGCTGTTCGCACCACAGGCTGTCACATGACCGCCGGGAAAGATCTTGTGCAAGGTGGTGTTGCCGCTGTCTCGCGATCTCGGATCTTTGATTTTGTTGGCCAGCACAGGCGTGTCGCGCACAGCCGGGGCAAGCCGGTCCTTCGACCAGGTTTGCGCCATGTCCAAAGTCGGCTGAACCACCAGCATCGGCGCAGGATCTTGGTGGATGTGGTAGCCTACAACATTGTTGATCAGTTCTGTCTTGCCAATCTGCGCCGCCGTCATCAGCACGATTGTTTCAATTTTGGGATCGCTGACCGCATCCATCATCCCGCGCTGATATTCCGCGCGGCTGGTTGACCACTTGCCAGCCTCGGCGCTGCTTTCGCTCGACAACTGCCGATACCGATCTGCCCACTGGCTGACCGACAACTTCGGCGGTGGCTTCAAGGATGTTCTGATCGACTCCGCGATCCGCGCCTCAAGCCTCGTCGCCTGCTCCGTCTTGATTGTATCCGACCAGTTCATTCAATGCCTCAACGATTGCGTCTTCAATCAGCGACTGCACCTCGCGCACCGTCGCCGATGCATGTGCTTCTGGTGCCACCTTCGTCGGCACAGACAGCAAGCGTGTGCGCGCCTTAGTCAACTGGTTTTCGATCTGCTTGGCAACGTCTTCGATGTAGACCAGGTCGCCGCGCTCAACCGCGTTTTCCATTTCCTTCGCATCTGCCTGTTCCTTGGCAAGGCGAGCGCGCTCTGCTGACAGATCTAGATCGCCAGCCTTGTACCGGCCAGCGGCAGCTTCTCGCAGCTTTTTGATATAGGCATCTCGGCAAACATCCAAATCATACTTGCCGCGCCCCTTTCTCTCAATGATGCCATCGTTGATGAGATCCTGCACATACTTTGGGCTGACGCCGATGTGCCGAGAGACTTCGTTTATAGTCGCCACTTTGGATCTCCTGCCAAGTCAGTGAAGCCATGCTTCGCCTCGGCCATCTTACGCGCGAAGATCGCCGCTGTCTTGCATCTGAATGCGCCCAGCTTGGCTACGGTTCCATTCATGGCGATCTGAGCGCGCCAACACTTTTTCCTGCCATCCTTCTCAAACAGGATACCGGGATAGCCATGCTTGCAGTTCTTGTATTTCGTCTTGTTGCGCAGGTTTTGCGCCTGACTCACAAGGCGCAGGTTTGATATGCGATTGTCAGCCCTGTTGCCATTGATGTGGTCGATCTCCAGACTGGGTTCTGGTTGCTCGTTGTAATGCAGCGCCCATGCTACGCGGTGGCCTGCCATATATTGCCCCGCGAAACTAAAACAGACGTAGCCCTGAGAATTTACTTTTGGCTGTTTACCCTTGATTCTCCGTATCTCACCAGAACGGGGATCGTAGAAGAAGTTCTTGCGCAGTAGTTCAATGGAAGGTAACGGTTTTGCTGACATAGCTTTGCCTTTTAAGTTGTGTCCACGCCGGGGGTGGTGTCCGCCACGCCTCGGCACCAAGAATCCTAGCCGATTGGATGCTTGGCAGCAACAGCAACCCCCTAAGAATGTTTCTGCCGCTGGAAATCAATTGACGCGCGAACTACC